TTTACAAAAACAGCTATCATATTTGCACTACCTATTGAATAAGCTAGTGTAAAAACGTTAGTTCCAGAATCTTGGAGAAAATTTTGAACATCATAATATTCATCTCTTTCATCAACATAATTTGTTTCATCTTTAGGCACTAAATCTGATTTACCTTCTTCAAAATATTTTGAAACTGTAATTTCTTCTGTGCTTTTTTCTCTATCAATAGTTGTTAGATACAACATACCATCAGTTGTTCTTCTTAAACCATTAAAATTTTTTAATTTAGGTATTGTTATATTTTGAGGAACAATATAAGCCATTAAGCAATCTCCAATATACTAGCAAAAACTTCTACATCAGGTGAAGTTGAGTCTTGATTTACTTCAGCCACAATTCTAAGTATATCATTTTGTTCTAAGTTTACAGGCTTATCAAGTGTCAAAGTATTATTCGTGTCAATTTCTAAAGATTTTCCTATATGTCTAAAAGTTGTACCACCATCAATTGTAACTTTTACATCAACTCTAGCGGCATTAATAGAACTTTTGTTTGATATGTACAATGCGTGAATAACAGCAGTTGTAGAAACAGGACAAGTGTATAAATTAGCACTAGAGTTATCTGAAGTAATAACTGCCATGCCTGCATTTTTAAACGTACTTGCCATTTTTTAATTTATCCTCCGAAAACAATTGATAATGCTAATGCATCATCAACCATCGCTATTGTTCCATTTTGATTAGGTAAATATATTGTTCTATCGCCTGTAGGTTCATCTACTGTTAAAGTTGTTTCAAAAGCATTTTCAATCTGACCTTCAAATACTAAATTTGAACCATTTAATATAATATTGTTTGTTGTAACATTTCCTGCTGTAGTAGCACCTTGTAATGTAACAGAACCGGCACCGCCGATTTCTTTAATAATGTTACCACTACTTTTTACATACATTTTACCGTCAGTTACGTTTACGGCCATTTCGCCTATTTCTAAGCTAGATGCTAAAGGTACTGATAAAGCTACTTCTGAGCGTTTTGGTTTAATTACAGTTGGCATAATAAATTATTTTTTAAAAATATTTTTTAATTTATCTACAAATTTGTAATTAACTTTTTCGTCTTTTTTACCTATACTATATCCTATTAAAAAAGATGCAGCCATAACTGTAAGTATTGCAATTAAATGCCAAGTTAAAAATGTCATTAATATGTTCCTCCGTCTATTGTTGTTATTGCTACTGAACCACTTGTTACTAAAAAGTTTGCAGTAGGGAAAAAAGCAACACCAGCGTTTGAAGCTGTTGCTAATTCTCCTGAAATTGTTATTCTATCGCCTGATATTACAGTATCGATACCTTCGCCGGCATATATTGATAATGTTTCTGTTAAATTAATTTGCGTTGTAGAAGATGATTCATCAGAAATATAAAAATAAGGTGTAGCTAATTTACTGTTAGCAATTGAACCTGCTAACATAGCATTTGTTATACCTAAAGCTTTTACGTTTAAAGCATCAGCAGTAATTTCTATTGAACTGTTATCTACAGCTACATCTAATTGATTACCAGATTTTGTTAAAGCAGCACCTGCTACGATTTGACCAGCACCTGAAAATTGTTCAAATATAATTGCACTAGTACCTATAATAGTTGTTACTTCTGTTTGAACGTAACCGTTTGAACCATTTAATGTTCCTTCAGTTACAAATAAAAAATCTCCTGAAGCTACTTCTGCAATTGTATCAAAATCTATTGCTCTTGTTAATATAGTTTTTGCAGCGTTTATTGTATAGATACCGTTATGAGCAGTGTTTGCTTGGTTCTTAACTAAAATTCTATCGCCTGTTTGAACTGTATATGATGTATCTAAAGTTGTTAAAGCATTTTGTAATGTTAAAGTTGCACCTACACCTAAAGTACCATTATCGTAAGTAACTGTACCGCCAGTTAAAACAGCAAGTGTATCAGTTGTAGCTGCTTTAACAGAAGCGTGAACGTGTAGGCCTTCTGCAATAGCATCAACGTAAGCTTTGTTAACTAAAGATTGAGAAGTAAATCCTGCACGGCCTTCGTAACCTGATGGAACAATTACTGTACCTGTTCCGTGTGGAGTTAAATTAATATCTTTGTTTGAAGCAGTTGTCGCAATTGATTGACCATTAACCGTAATATCATCTACGACTAAAGAAGTAATTCCTGAAAGGTCTGTTGTAGCTGCAGCACCTAATGTAATTGTTTGAGCACCAATTGAAACTGAAGGGTTTGCTAATTTTGCGTTTGTAACACCAGCATTTGTTAATTGTGTTGTGCCAATAGACTCATTAATTATATTAAAAGATATTTTATTGTTTGAAACAGTAGTATTAATTTGAGAATTACCTTCAAAATCTAAAGTTTCATTTGTATTAAATGAATCTGTGCCTGTATCACCTGTAATTGTAAAATTAGAATAAACAGTTTGAAATGCTAAATTTCCATTACCATCTGTTTTTAAAAATTGACCGGCAGTTCCATCTATAGGTAATGTAAATACTGTATTGGTAGCCAAAGATGCAGGGGCTTTTAAATCTATATGATTTGTTCCATTATTTGTAGCTTCGTTAAATCTAACGTAACCACCTTCAACTGCACTGTTACCAACAATTAATCTATCTGTCGCTTTATTAGCATCTACTACGATTGATGAATTTTCGGTTAATGTACCTGGAGCATGATCTAATAAATCTGTAAAATACTTACCGCCTATAACATCAATGACGTTTGCATCACCATTTCCATCAACACCGCCAGTACCTATAAAAAATCTGTCTCCGTTATTATTATAGACACCTGTACCGTATGAATAAGCTACTTCTCCTAATTTAAGAGTACCCGGCTTATTTACTGAACTAGTACGTTTTATCCTTAAAATAGTTGACATCTTTAATATTCTCCACCATTCATAGTTAACGTACCTGTAGTTGTAATAATTTCGGTTCAAGTTACAAATTTATCGTGACTGGCACTATATTGTAACATGGCACCATCTTCTAAAATAGAAGCATCAACATCTTGTAATAGTCTTAATTTTAAAGCGCCATTTTGCACTAAGGGACCTGATGATGGTATTGTTACAGAAACCTTTTGAGGTCCTGTAGACGTGGATGAGCTTATCCTAGCTGTAGTACCTGAATTTGGATTAATTGTAGCTGTTATATCAACCATCTAAAATACCTTTTTATGTATATTTATATTATCTTTAAGTTATAATATATAATAATTTAAGTAGTTACTTCAGGTCGAACGGTTATGATTCCTTCTAATGCTCTTGTAACAGTGTTTCCAGCTGATACTATTTCTAAATCGTAAACATATCTTTCGCCATCTAAACCAGCTGTTTCAGTAGCCGTTAAAGATAATGTAATAACACCAGTCGTGGGGTCGTTGGCTATTGTAGTTGTAATGGTTGTTCTTGTTCTTGTTGAAGAATAACCTTTAGCCATTTTAGCTCTAGCTGTATAACCTGTAAGATTAAAAACTTCACCATTGATACCTTTTATCGTAACATCTGAAGTAAATGTTGCGCCTTGGTCTATTGATAAGTTTGCTACAGCGGCCATTATTTCGTTTCTTTAGATTCTAACCCTAATTCTTCTGTTATTTTTGCATTATAATATTCAGTCAAAACGTCTATTTTTTCCATCTCTATAGTTAATCTAGTCTTATTAGACTGTATCTCTTGTCTTGCTATAATAATATTTTTCAATCTATCACTGAACTTAGTTTCATCATATTCTTTACCGTTAATTGTAATTGTCATATTCACTCCTTTAATAGTATTATTTATACGATATAAATAGTTATATATTATGGAAAATGACTTAAAAATTATAACAATTAATAGTCAAAATTGGAAAGAACATGAAATCGTATTGAAAGATATTTGTTCTTTATCTGAAAAAGACACCAGTCCAGCTGCTAAAAACATAAATTGGAAAGATTGGCAATCCAATGCATCTTCTTTAATGTATAAAATTGCCATTAAAAAAAGGTACGATTTACCATCAGGAAGTTTTTTTATATTATTAAAAGAAAACAAACCTATAGCATGCAGTGGTTGTTATTTAAGTCCATGGTCAAAAAGTATAATGATAATAGGATCTCGTACATGGACATCTAATAAGTTACGTAAAAATTGGTGGCATGGTAATTTTTTATTACCTAAACAAATTGAATTAGCTAAAGAGCTCAATTGCAAGGCAACAGTTATGACTTTTAACTTATACAATTTGTGGTTATATAAATTTATAGAAAGACTTAAACAAAATAAGGCCGTAACCTTAGGTTATAAGCCTAGCAATTTTTATAAAGATTTTGTTTTATTAGATGATATGTATAACATAAACTCAACGAAACAAAAAATAGCAATAAAACTATTAGATTGTACAGAACAAGAATTTTTAAATAAATACTTACCGGAGAAAATTACATAATATGTTTCCTATATGGGCAAAGATAGATTTTGATTTTGACCAAGAAAAAATCAAACAAGAATTATTAGAAAATAATATACTTGAAAACAGTATGGTTGCTACAACCAATTACAATGAAAAGGGTAACAGTATATGGGACCCAGAAGGAACTTTATTTTCCGAAAAAATATTTGAAAAACAAAAAGAAATACATCATTATAAAAATAGTGATGATGGTCGTTTACTAGTAAAAGGTAATTACAATACCTTTCGTATGTTAAATTTAACCTATCTACCTGAAAAAGAAAT